AATCAAGGGGGTAGGATTATTTTAGCACAAGGGGGCAGAATCGCTTGGTTTTAGGGGGCAGCTTACACTGGATTTTCCATCTTGCTTCAAGACGGACAATTCTTCCATTATGCGCTCTCTTTGCGCTTCCGTACATATAATTCTTATCTGCCGATTATTTATTAGCTCTGCAAGCTTAAATGCACATTCAGACTTCAGATTGTCGTACTCTGGATTAATAGGTCGGTTACCACCATGAAATTCTTTGATGCCATTCAAATAACTTTCAAGGTAGCTTCCAAGTCCATCACTATCAACGACCATCATGCTACGTGGAATCTTCCACTGTATCATCATGTTTTTAAGGTCCGTCTCAATAGATTTACCCGTGCTATATTCCTGGTCTAACCGGATATAACACACATTGCCTACCCAGTGCCCTCCGACAAAGCGGTCACGTCCTTTCATGGCAAGGTCAGCTGCTCCCGTCGATAATCCTATCGGTTTTACGTGCTCATTTGCGAATAGGTCACAAATAGCATCATAATCACAGAGTGCTGTCGGGTCGTTGTCATACTCCCAATTACCATAGTACAAGCGCTCCTTTGTCACTTTGTCCCTGGTATTACGGAGCGTATCTATGTAGTCCTCGGTAGCGTAGGGATTATCCTGCACCAATGCTTGAATAAAAGCGTATGGGGCTTCCAGCCTGCCTTCTTTCCACGGTTTATAGAACTCACGATAAAGCCAGTTCTTCTTCGGATTGCAAGTGATAAGTATCTTTCCGGATATTCCATACACATCATTCAAGTGCCGTCCTATACGCGTCTTCAAAACCTCAAATGCGAGGTAGTGAACCTGCCCGGCTTCTTCAATCCACCCTCCAGTAAACTCCTTAGAGCCCAATCGCTCATACATCGGGTCTTTGACGGGATAATATGTCAAGTCAAGAAAGATGATTTCCGACCCATTCCCCAAAAGTATACCGTCATTGGTCTGCTTGTAATCAGTGAATCGATGCCACTTTGCCACCTTGTTGAAAGTGACAGAGATAGACTCACGGCTATCTTTCAAATTATTTCGGCCAGCGAACCATCGAGTGCCCGGGAGATAGTAAGCACATTGCATAAGCCATTCACACCCAAGCCATGATTTTCCACCTCCACCAGCGCCACCATAACACAGAAACTTCGTAACATCGTCACGAAGGTAGTTATAGGCTAACCTCTGCTTTATATTGACCTTATATCCCATTACTTGACTTTCTCCGCATCTTCTGTATATGGTAGAAAATTAAATCCTTTGAACTCTTTTCCTGCATTCGTATGGTCCACCTCCTGCTTGTCAACAAGCCCTAACTTTCGGGCAATGATATTCGCATTGAAAGCTCCAACGCACGCTCCCTCAAACTGCTGCGTTTCGATGGTTTCCTCCACGCGTGCGATGACCTCCAAAAAATCTTCATCATTCTTATTTCTACATTCGGAACGAAAAGTGCTCCACCACTTGGAAGAAGCACCTACATAAATACAGAACCCGGTTAGGGAATACGGACGGGAAGTCGGGGAAACTTCTTGTTGTACTTGTTGCTCATTGACTGTCTCCACCTTCTTCCCTTTTTTCCTTTTTACCGGAACAGTCTTTTGAATGGCCTTTTTGGACAACCAGGGATTTTCATCACACCATTGGAAATACTCACATGCCGCCTCCCATAAGAGTTCTGGCGTGGAAAAGAGTTTATCCCTCCCATGCTTGCTCCTTAACATCCAAAATTTATTTCCCGTCGGTGCCGCCATATTATTTCTTCATTCTGATAATCTCTCCACAATGAGGACATGCAAGTTCAATATATTCAGTTCTTTCCTGCTCCAGACCTTCTTCAATACGTTCTGCCTTCTTCCTGAAAGATTCATTCTCTTGGCGATGCATTTCCTCACTGAATTCCTGTTTTGCCGCTTCTGATTGCGACTCTTCCGTGACATAATTGTTTGTCGGAATAAAATTCATGTCAAAACCGAGTAACTGGTCTATGGGTTCAAAAAAGAAGTCTTGCATATCTGCAGGTACATTCATTGTCCTAAGCTCACGTATCAGTTTCTCTTCATCCCATGACGCAAATTCTGATGTCTTATTATCTGCGATACGATACTGACGCGCCTTTTCCTCGTCCAAGTCCACAATGATGCACGGGACCTCTTTATATCCAAGATTCAAAAGGGCAAAATACCGTGTATGACCAACAATGATTTCAAAATTCTTATCCAACACAAGCGGCTGATTGAAACCATATTTCTTTATTGACTCTTCTACCGGCTTAACAGCCTTACTATTGTTCCGGGCATTATTCCAATACGGAATAATCCTATCTATTGCAATGCTCTGTATATCCATAGTTATAATTCCAATGAGTTTGTATGATGAACAATTTCTTTGATGGCTTTGCTGTATTCATAATTCCTGAACATCTTGGCAAAACCGGTAATATGCTTCAGCTTCACAAGCTCCAACGGCTCCATGCCAAGCTTTCTACAAATAACAGCATCCGACTCACCGTTTTTTATCATGTTATAAATGATGTTTGTCATGCCATCAACGGAATGCTTGCCACGGGCACGATTGTGACGGACCGTAGAAGCCATACGGTCGTTGATATCCTTGTCAATGACAACAATGGGAAGACGCCCACTATTGCGCTGGGCAATGTCCTTATACATGCGCGCGATAAGGTTACGATGAAACCCGTCGACAATAATATACTTTTGCTCCTCTTCACTCCAAATCGTAACAATTGGCTGTGTATATCCATCTTCACGAATGGAAGTATAAAGGAGCTGCATCTCCTGCTTTGCCACAGCGTTCGGATTATAGTTGTTCGCCTTCACCATATCCATCGGTACCCAGAGGACACGGTCCACCGGATTGGCCTTTTCAGGAGACAGAGAGAATAAAATCTGTCTTATCTCATTGAAGAAGTTTATTTTATCTGGCGCTTCATCAAGCATCCGGATGATTATTTCTTTTAGTTTTTCCATATTTATACTTTGATTTATGAACCAATAACCTATTATTCAACTTTGTCTGTTCAAAGTCCTCTGTGATGATACCACGGGCAAAGGCGCGATATATATCAACGCGATCGGAATCAGACCAGCCCGCAATCTTATCAACCACCGTATTTAGATTATTGGTAAAAATTACTTTATTCTTGCTCTCAGCTACGATATTGTCTATGAGATATTGCAGATATTCCGGCCAGTCCTTGAAACAGTTGGGATAGTTTCTTACCTCTTCAAAGGCATCCAACAGAAGATGGTTCGTTGTGCCAATATTGGGAATACGCATGTACATGGCATTATAAGCCTTCGGGTCAATCTCTTGCAAGTAAGGAATATTCTGATTACTGTTCTCATGGATAAGAGAAGATACCCTTGCAGAACGCAACGGTTCCTTTGAAAAGATATAGTTGTAGACCTTATTGTATTTCAACCGATTGGAGAAGATGTAATACCATATATCGCGATATGACCAATCATACAAAGGATATATAACAACACCATGGCTACAACGTTTTCCATATGTCATTCCTGGCAAGGTTTCCTTTCCCGTCAATCCAGCACGACGAGCTGGTGACTCTTCAATACGGACACCTCCCAAAGATATATACCCCCCTCCCAAGTGATGATATGCGATGGCATCAAACATATCCTTAAATCTGTCGACTCCATAGACGTTTTCCTTAAAAGAGACATCTTCTTTCTCACGCATCCACACTTTCCCTGGCTCCCAAGGGATAAACCAGTCACCACTGTTCGCATTCCATAACCGGAACGGAATTTGCACCCAAATAGGTTCCACCTCTGGCAATGACATAACATAACGCATATACTCAACAGTATATGTGTACTCACATTCCTGATCAAGAAATATAACCGGCAACTTTTGAATGCCCAATTCACTTGTCACTTCCAAAGTAAGGTGTAATAAGGCAGTACTATCCTTGCCTCCGGAGAAACAAACACCTAATCTGTCCCCCATAGAAAACAACTTCCTTATCCGGTCTTTTGCCGCTTCATATACATTCTGCTCTGAATACAATATCATACGTTCGTCACGATATAATAGTTATCAAACTCCCTTACTTCACAATGAGGAAATCTTTCCTCCAGCTCACTCCTTGAATGACTGTAATGTTCCAGATTACAGCCGGTACGTTTATAAGTTACCGGATGATAATTCTCCTTGTAGAACATGAGGAAAATATTCTTTCCTTCGGGAATATCCGTCAGTGCTTCAATATCAATGTAACTGGCCGAGCCGAACAAAGCTACAATGCTATTGAATGTTGCAAACTTTAAATTGAGCAACTCAAACGGAATACACAAATTATTATACTCCGGATGCTTCTTTCTGAAAACATCAAGCATCTTACTACTTGGGTCAATACCCCAATATTCATCCGGAGACACTTTCAGAATATCAAGGAGTAACCCCGTACCACATCCCACATCCAGAAAAATCCCTGAAACCTCAAAAAGCATTGAGGCAATCTTACGATTCTCCTCAATACTGGCTTTGTCTTTGAACAGAGAATCATAACTCTCTGCAACTGCATCATACTGATTTACTGCGTACATACTTTATTATTTTGATTTACAAAATAAAGATACCGAATAATCCACGAACGGACTATTCGGCATCAAAGAAGTTACTGACACGATTTGGCAGAAGATTTTGCTTTAGCCAGCAATACCTTAAATAAATCCCAACCTTCAATTTAACAATTACACCGTTAATGGTTAACAAGTACATTTACCAGCTAAACCATGTTATAAGATGGCTGAACAAAGGCTCATAATTTGCATAACTTCCACAAAACCTTACCTTTGCAATGTGTTTTTCATAGTATTAGATTAAGGTTAACAAAAAGATTGGCTGTCCGGGAGGATAGCCTTTTTTGTACATATTACAGGCTACATCTCAAAAGCAAGTTGTCTCCAATTTATCCGATTATTTGGAAGACTTTCATTACATATTGTACCAATAAATAAGATATTTTACTCCTACATTATCTTTAAAAATGTTTCCACCATTTGCTAAAGACAATATTTATTTCTACATTTGAATTTTAACGAATCAAACAATATCACTAAATGTAAGAATATGAAAAAGTTTTTATTTGCCATATTGGCATGCACAATTGCACTTGGCTTTACATCATGCAGAGAGAAAAAAGCAAAAGACAAGGTTAAGGATCGTGTAGAAAATGTAAAGGAATCTGTTGAAGACGCACTTGAAGAAGCACAAGAACAGATTGAGGAGGGAGCAGATGATGTGAGGAAAGCCCTGGATGAAGCCGGGGATGAAATTGAAAAAGCAAAAGAAAAACTGGAATAAGAGTTGTAAAAAAGGCCGTCCTAATTTTATACAGTAAAGATCCACCTAATTTAAAAACATTATGAAAAAGATTAATTTACTACTGCTTTTTCTCCTATTGGCCTGCACCTTGCCTGCCCAGGATGGCATTTCCATCTTTATTGGCAGAGCCAACCGCTACGCAGCCGTGGAACTTTCTGATTACAGAAAGCGCCTATGTCTGGAATACAATATTTCAAACCGTTCCTTGGACGATTACTACAGACGCTGTGGAAAAGACTGGGGAAATGTGGGGATTGCACTTGAGGTAGCCAGAACTTCCGGAAAAAAGATGCATGATGTATGCGATTATTACAACCGGTATCAACGTTACGGATGGAACCGTATTCTTGTGGAGATTGGCATAAATCCGGGAAGTGTATATTATACCCCTTTCTATGACAGAGTCCATCACCATAGTGACTGCTGGCATGAATACTATAATTCATACTGTGAGCGCCATGATAAATTTCACCATAAGAAACACAAATATAAAAAACCGAAGAGACACCACAAGAAGCACTATCGATATTACGATGATGATGACGATGATGATGATGATGATGATGATGACGATTGATTTGGCTTTGAAATCCAAGCATTGAAACACTAAAAAAGAGGGGATAAGCATTAAACTATGCCTATCCCCTCTTTTATATCAATGAGATTTCTGTTCCGATATTTTCTTCAAAATCTGTACGCAGCCCCGATGTTGATGACACCCTGATCAAAATCACTGACCAACTGGTACTTAAATTCAAGATTCATGGCCCAATTACGGCTCAATGCAAATTCGGCTCCAACTCCCAAGTTTACACCGAAACGACATTCATTATGATTCCCATCGCCATCCACATGAACATGATCCCCATCCCAGTCAACATCATACATATCAAACATCCAGTTGGACAAAGTCAACCCAAACAGTGGATAAAGCTTGACATTGCTAGCTACCGGACACAGATAATGAAAATTCACGTTCACATCCAGCATGCTTACATTGTCATTTTCAAAAAAATAATTAAGAGAGGGCTCGATACGTATAGGATTGGTTATATTATACTGATACTTGATTCCCAATCCGATACTTTCAATTTCTGTACCATAACCAAGACCGAAACCTATGGCTTGTTTCCCTTTCTGCGCATAAGCACCTACTGACAACAAAAAAAGAGTTCCTAATAAAATGAATAATTTTTTCATACTACACCGTTTTATTTTAAAACAGATAAAATAATTTATAGATTGTCTACAATAAAAAAGTTAAACTATTAATAAAAATATACTCAATCAAGGGATCGTAAGGGAACTATTTAAAATTTATACCCCAGAGTAATACCGATATTCGCATTGTGCGGAGCATCCCCATCCATAATCTTGCAGAAGCCAAGCTGTGTGTCAACCCCCACAAGAATTCGGCCAAACTCTACCCCAAGACCGATGTTCCAACCGGCATCGAACCTATTGTAATTCAAGCCGTCATCACTGAATGTATCGACTTTCTCATCTCCATTGATATTGATACCTCCAACAGATGCCTTGCCATCGAACTTGGCTTTACCACCTACCCCACAGGCAAGATACGGCCCTGTCGCAATGACCAGGTTAGTATTGTCTGCAATATTGAAACGGAATTGTACATTGATGGGCAATTCCAAATAAAGCTGGTTGATCTTCACATCTGCATCCGCATCTACGACGCTACCGCTATATCCACTTGAATATTTCGCACCTTTCTGTGAGAAGAATAGCGAGGGCTGTAAGGAAACAAGGCCGCTGAATTGGTATTCCATTCCCACTCCAATGCGTGCTCCTGGTTTAAATTTGGAATGGTCAGAGTTTTCACCGATGTAACTGCTGAGATTAAGACCGGCCTTTACATTGAAAGACAATTGCGCAAATCCCATCGTGCAGAACAGCGCAAATAGAACAGTCAAGAAACTTTTTTTCATCATAATTACAAATTAAAAAAATATTAGGTTGTTATTCTTGTCAAAACCTTCTACCGCTTTTTTGTCATAAACACCACTAACAGCTATAAAAGCTGAAACAGTTAAAATAATCTTTTTATATCATATCCTAATTAAGAAATACTTGCAAATCTATATATAAAGCTTCAATAAATTAGCAACCGATAATGTTTAAAAGCAAACAAAAGGAGTTTATGATTTCTTTTTCGGAATTAATGAACAGTATAGCATACTTTTCAGAGCAAACATAAAGCTTCAAATTCTTGATAAATGGAAACTGTTATAGATAATAAGCTCAATCTTTTGCGTGATGTAGAGTGAGCTGCGGGAAGGGAAATCCTATTCCTTCTTCATTAAATGTAGTATAAACTATTTCATTGATATCATACAGTACACTCCAGTAGTCAGCGCTTTTTACCCAGACGCGCACCGTAATATCAACGCTGCTTGCACTCAATGAACCTAAGACAATAAGGGGAGCCGGTGTATCCAATATACGGCTGTCTGCATTGATTATGCGCTGTAAAACGGCTCTGACCCTCTTTACATCCTCACCGTATTCAACACCGAATACCCATTCAACACGACGTTTGTCCTGCTTACTGTAATTAGTGACGGCATTACCACTGAGACTTCCATTAGGTACATAAATCATGCGGTTGTCAAGAGTGGAAAGTATAGTGTGAAATATCTGTATTTCCTTTATCGTACCACTTACTCCCGGACCGTCTATGTAGTCACCTACTTTGAACGGTTTGAAAACAAGTATAATCAGTCCACCGGCAAAATTTGAGAGATTACCGGACAGCGCCATACCCACAGCTACACCGGCAGATGCGAGTAACACCGCAAAACTGGTGGTCTCCACACCGAGTTTGCCGATTATGGCAAAAGCAAGAATCATGTTCAGCAGTATCTTTATCAGACTCTTCAAGAAGGTCTGTACACTGGTTTCAATCTTTCGTTTTTCGAATAGCTTGGCTACTAATGCACTTATCTGTTTGATGATGAAACGTCCGATTACATAGATTAAAAAGGCAATTAATATGTCCTTACCGGCATCCATGCCAAAATCCACCAACTTTTCCAATGCCTGTTCCAGTTTTCCTCCAGTAGTAGTTGTGTTCAATAAAAATAAATTCATTTCCTTACAAATAAAATAAGATTATAAAAACAGAGTTAAATTCAGTGTGCAAAGATAACCAAATCTGAATGGCTACCACACATATACAATCTGTATTTATTCACAAGAAAAAAGACAAAACTTATTTTCATGGCTTATTCCCTTTCAATAATTCCGGGCTATCGTAAATATTACTGACGATTGTCATAGTCTGCCATTCGCCTAAAGGTTTCATGCCGACTTCTTTTTCAAAATCGAATTGTAATGCGAATGTCGCGAGTTTTTTGTTCCACAATACAAGAGCTATCCATTGACCACATACAAGTATGTCACCTTCGTATATTTCTTTCCCGTTCTTATCGCACAAGCCGGTAAACTGCCCAACGGTTTCAGCCCATACGTCATCGCACCGGCAGTCTTCTGGGGAATATATCTTCGCCTTGTCCGTGAGGATAAGCCCGTTTTCGTTCCTTCCGGCAGTATAGAAAAAAGAGAGAAATCCATATATCCATTTCCCCGTATCAATGCTTTTCCCTCTGAATTTTATTTCACGTTTCATAATCAATACTTTTTCCATGTTTATTTTCTCTCAATTCATTGTATCGCATCTTCTGCTCCACATGCCATATAAGGTCTATGTTCAGATGTTTGGCAAACCCGAAAATAGCCAATAGCATGCTATTTAATTGATTTTCTAATAGACTGTCATATTCATACTCACACCGTATAGGAATTGTAGATATAGCGTATATGCTTTCTGTGAAGGTCTCATTATTGCAGCTTTCTGTTGCTTCGTATATCATTTCACCTGAAAAATCATCAATGGATATATTTCTTAATCCAGCCAAATCAAGCAGGCGTATGCAGGCGTCGGCAAGCTCGTCTTCCACACAGTCTTTGATATATGTTTCAAAGTTTTCCGCAAAATACTTATTTTGATAATGAAAAGTCCGTTCGTCAAATATTGTACCTTTTTTATCGACCCTCAAAAGTACAAGGGATATGATAGAGAAGGTTCTGATAACAGACACAAACGTGATAAATGCCATCACAAGGCAGCTCAATATAAAGAATATCAGGAATGAGATGTTCCCTACCTGGAGACTGACATTACAACCGGGGGAGGAATATGATTTGGGTACTGCTTATTATGGGGCATATCTGGTAAGAAATAGCGATTCTGGTGCGGCAGCTCTAATCATGGTGGGTGCCGGAGTATCATCCAATATACTGTTGAGCGATGGAAATAGCATTTCAACTGATTTTACCGCTGGAGGCAAAATCATATTGAATAAAAAAACGTCAAATGGCAATGTATATGTAAAAAATGGGAGAAGTACAGAAGCATATATAAATGTCATGCAGATAACTAATTATTAGCAGGGGTTATTCCCCTGCCTTCCTTACTCGTTCTCGATATAAATTGCTCAGTAACTTTTACTTTTATTGTGCTCATTGTTGTTTATTACTTATTTCCGTCATATCCTTTGACCCTCAAAAATACAAAGGTATGATAGAGAAGGTAAACATAAGTCAAGCCTTGAACAGCTTATCTGTTAAGGATGATGCAGATTTTTTCTATGGGGAAACAAGTAGTGAACCGGTGAAGATTAAGAAAAGCGACCTTAATTTGCAAATGAACAAAGCAAATATTGTTAAAGATGGAGACTTAAACAACCTTGTAGAAGCTGGAGAATATAGCGTATGGAATAATGTGGCAAACATTCCAACTAATAGCTTTTATTGGGTCAAAGTTATAGGTTCAGCTGATTTTGTACAAATAGCAATATCCTTTATCGACCTGAAAGAGTATAAGAGGTCACGAGTCAATGGTGTTTGGACTCAATGGAAATGATTTTTACTACTAAATAGAATATTTCCTAATACATTCTTTTTCATTCGTATCTTCTGACCCTCAAAAGTACAAGGATGATAGAGAAAGTAAAGTTATCAGAAGTGGCAACCGGCAATCCGGCATCACTTATTGGGTTAACATCCGGTCAAAGCTTGGCGCAAATGCCTATAGACCGTTTGCCAAAGACTGAGTATATCGCTATGGCATCGGGAACGGACAAATTACGATATACACAATTAAGGTATAGTACTACTTCAGGGGCAGGAAGCAGGATTCTTTTGATTGTCCCCATTTCCGGACTGACTGGTAAAATGGATGCAGCCGGAGTCTTGGGTAGCCTATATGTGTTAAGAGCTGGAATGGACTACATGCCTATGATGGTAAAAGCCGATATAATGCTGTTCCGTTCCTCTTCATTCCTTGTTAATGATATGAATGTAATGGGAGTAAGTGCCAATGGTCCTGTAAACTTTAAATTGGGACATTGTACTTATGAAGGGCAGTTATATCTTGCGGTTAAATTCAATACGAATTATTCTATAATAACTTGTTTTCAAGGATTCTACACGACAGATTGTGTATTCCGTAACGTTCTTGAAGAGAATGTTACGGACTGGACAGACTTACTATGAAGTTAAGGATATGATTGAGAAGATTGATATTAAAGATGCAAGCATTGCAGAAGAGGTTAGAAAGCAGATGTCTGTTGTAGGTAAAAAGGGATTATACCATGGAGTTCTGTTGCTGCTTTCTGCCTATACATAAGATAAACGCTGTATCCGTTGATGGTTCTTTAGAATATAACTCTTTAACAGATACAAATCTTATAAATGAAACAGTTGGAATAGTATAGGGGCACTTGCCCCTATACTATTCCAATGTAGCTTCAAATCCTCCTTCGAATGCACTGTTATCCGCTGCTTCCATCTTCATTGATATGCCAAAAGAACTCATTAGGAGTACATTTAGTATTGGCGTATAGACTAGCCGTTCAGCATAAACACGGCACTTCCCATCAGCTTCAGTCTTAGCTTTAATCTTAATATTATAGCTACCTGAGAGGACTTTGACTTTTAGATTAGGATTGCCTGTTACATCACCAGCTCGTGATATGGAGATGTAATATAGGCTAGGCATTCCGCTTGATGTTGCAGATATAGACAAAAGAATTGAGCCTGTAACTGGAGTGCTTGTAGTCTCAAACAGAAGTACACTATACGCGCCTTGGAACTCCGATAACACACCTGATGGCATTAATCCTTTATTGGAAACTGTAGCCACTGCCATCTTATTACGAATACTATCAACTACTCCCGTGGCTGTAATATCAATCTTCGGTTGTGTAAATTAAACTGTGTCATGCTCTATTCTCATTCAATCTCATCGGTCGGGGAACGGCCAGCGCCAAGGGGCGG